ACGTTTCGACTTATTACACTCAAACAACATAGGGGACAAAATGCCAACGACAATCATAACTGGTCGCGATTTAGTCGTGACCATTGCAACCGTTAACTATGACGCACAGGCGACCAGCGCAGTACTTGCGAACAGCCCAACCGTCGAGACATACCAAACACTTGACGGCAAGGCTTACAAGCACATTGACGATCAGTGGACTTTCGACATTTCAATGCTTGCTGACTGGGGCGCAGCCTCATCACTATGCGAGGCATTGTGGACAGCATGCGAGACAGCACCAAACACAACATTGGCAGTGTCATTGACAGCTGCTACTGGTGCGGTTTTTGCATTTAACGTCATGCCAGTATTTCCAAGCGTCGGCGGTGCAGCACCAGATGCACAGACCGTTGACCTATCATTTGTAGTGGTGGGAACACCAAGCGAAACCTTCTAATCACTAACAATCGGGAGACAAAATGAAACTACCAATCACAATTGAATACATAAACGGCGATCAGATCACTTACACAGCTGCGCCGCCAGAGTGGGTCAAATGGGAAAAGCACACAGGTCACACAATTGCACAGGCACAGGAAAAGATCGGTATTTCTGATTTAGTATTTCTTGCCTATCACGCCATGAAGCGTGAAGCAGCTGGAAAGCCTGTTAAGCCGATCGACATTTGGACAGAAGGTATTGCTGAGGTAATCGTAGGTGAGGCAAACCCAAAAGCCACGCAGTCGGAAGCCTTAGCAGAATAATTTGGGAGGTAGCTTTGGCGACAGGGCTACACCCAGATGTTTTTGAGACAGCCGAGGACATTTTAACCGTGATCGAGATTTTGGAAAGGCGCGCAAATGGCTAAGGACGCAATCACTTATGACAAGGCTGAGCTGCGCGCCATTGTGCGATCATTTAAGGCAATGGACGAGGAAGCAACAAAACAAGCCAAAGTCGTTTCCTCTGAGTTAGCCGATTTTGTTCAACAAAAAATTAAAGACAGAGCCTCAAACGTCACACGCAATCGTTTAGACAATCGCGTGGCTGACGGCTCAGTGGTATCTAAGTCCTCAAAAATTGGTGAAATTAGTTTTGGTTTTGCTCGCCAAAAACTTAGCGGTGGCGGTACAACCCAGCAGCTTTGGGGCGGTGCTGAGTTTGGCTCAAACAGATACAAGCAGTTTCCTGTCTGGTCAGGTCGAGAAGGTCGAGGCTCACGCGGCTGGTTTATTTACCCAACATTAAGAGCCGTACAACCAGAGATACTCAAAAAATGGGAACAAGGGTTTAGCAAAATTGTGAAGGAGTATGACTAATGGCTGGCAGTCGTACCCTCAAACTTTCAATACTTGGAGACGTTGACGGTCTTAACAAATCGCTTAAATCAGCCACAAAAGACGTCGAAACCTTTGGCGACAAAATGGGCAAGGTTGGCAAGGTTGCAGGTGCGGCACTAGCTGCGGCGACCGTTGCAGCAGGTGCATTTGCAGTCAAAATTGGCGTCGAGGCAGTCAAGGCGGCGTCTGACTTATCGGAGACAATCTCAAAGGTCGGCGTACTATTTGGCAAAACATCAAAAGACATTGAAAAGTTTGCTGAGGGCGCAGCTAGTTCATTGGGTCAAACCAAGCAACAGGCATTGGACGCGGCAGCAACTTTTGCCACATTTGGCAAAGCAGCTGGTCTATCAGGTCAAGACCTTTCCAAATTCTCCATAGATTTTGTTAAGTTATCGTCAGACTTAGCCTCTTTTAACAACACATCACCAGAGCAGGCGATCAACGCAATTGGGTCGGCTTTGCGTGGAGAAGCTGAGCCGTTGCGTGCTTATGGCGTTTTGCTCGACGACGCGTCATTGCGTCAAGAAGCGTTGGCATTGGGAATTATCAGCACAACCAAAAATGCGCTGACGCCACAGCAAAAGGTTTTAGCTGCCCAAGCCTTGATCTACAAACAGACAGGTGCGGCACAAGGCGATTTTGAGCGTACATCTGATGGGCTTGCCAACAAGACCAGAATTCTCACAGCTCAATTGGAAAACGCAAAGACAACCATTGGCACGGCTTTGCTGCCAATTGTTTTGCAACTTGCCACAGCCTTCTCAGACAAAGTCATACCATTGGTTGAAAAGTTCACAAAAGCCTTTTCAAACTCAGAGGGCAATCTTGGCGGCGTTGTAATCAGTGTTGGCAACATTTTACAAAACACTTTTACACCGATCATCAATGGTTTGATTAAAGCATTTGGTTATGTACGCGAGGCAATCGGCGACAACCTTGCAACCTTTCAAGAGTTTGGCGGTTACATTGCCAAGTATCTAGCACCAGTCATAGGCACGGTTTTAGGCGGCGCGTTACAGGTTGCAGGCAAGATCGCAGGTGGCGTTATTGACGTCATTGCTGGTGTGGTCAAAATTCTCAATGGCTTAATTTCAGGTGCGGTTGCAGGTATCAATGCTTTGATTTCTGCCTATAACGCAATACCGTTTTTGCCAAACGTCAGCAAGATTTCAACACCAACGGTTAGCGTGCCAACAATTAAGACACCGACCGTGTCAACGACCGTGCCAAAAATTCCAACCATTTCAGCACCGTCAGGCGGTGGCGCAACGACCACGTCAAGCGGTGGCGGTGTTTCAACAGCTGCAAAAGTGGCTGCGACCGCTGCCGCTGCGACGACTGGTGGCATTGGTTCATTTGATGCTGGGCGTTTCCGTATGGGCGAGGAAAAAGACCGCGTCGGTACAACAATCAACCTGACCGTGACTGGGGCGTTTGATAAGGAAGGCACAGCACGCACAATTGTTGACACATTAAACAACAGCTACTATCGCGGCACAGGCGGCGCAACTAACCTGCAAATAGCATGACCCAGTGGACGCCAGTTTGGCTGGTAGAGATCGACGGCGTTTCATACACAGACGCTGTTTTGGCTAACCTGACAATCAGATCAGGTCGCACAAACATTTATGAGCAGGCACAGGCTGGTTACGTCAATTTGCAGCTGCTGGACGTCAATCAGGCGACAATACCTGTCAGCATCAACAGCAGCATTTCAGTGCAGGTTCAGGACACATCAAGCACATACGTGCCGATCTTTGGTGGCACAGTCGTTGACATTGCCGTTGAGGTTCGCGACGTAGGCAGCACAATGTTCACCCAGACATACAGCATCACAGCACTTGGCGCGTTGTCTCGTTTGCCAAAGGCTTTGACAAATGGCGTGTTATCTAAAGATTTTGACGGCGATCAAATCTGGACAATTTTGTCAGACCTATTGCTTAACACTTGGGCAGAAGTGCCAGCAGCTTTAACTTGGGCAACCTACGACCCAACGACAACATGGGCAACCGCAGAAAACGTTGGATTAGGTGAGATCGATCGCCCTGGTGATTATGAGTTAGCCGCACGATCTAGTGAGCGAACAGACATTTATTCTTTGGTATCAAAGCTTGCAACATCAGGTCTTGGCTACATTTACGAGGACGCTTTAGGGCGCATTTCTTATGCCGACGCAACTCACCGTAGTTTGTATTTGTCAAACAATGGCTATGTGCAGCTGACAGCCAACCAAGCACGCGCAGCTGGTTTGCGCGTTGAAACCAGAGCAGGAGACGTACGCAATAACCTGACTATCCAATACGGTGCAACCAGCAGTGCAGAGCAAAGTGCCAGCGACGCAGACTCGATTTTGCAATACGGCACGTTGTCCCAGATTATTTCGACAACCCTGCACAACGCAGCTGATGCGACTCAACAGGCAAATTTCTACCTTGACTTGCGCAAAACACCGCAGGCAATCTTTAGTGAGATCACGTTTGACCTGACAAACCCAGAGCTAGACGACAGCGACCGTGACAACCTCATTGGCGTCTTTATGGGTGAGGCATTGGCAATTAATGATTTACCAGCAAACATGGGCGGTATCTTTCAGGGCTTTGTCGAGGGCTGGTCATTTCAGGCGTCATACAATCAACTCTCGATAACTCTTAACATTTCACCAACGGCTTACTCATTGCAGGCTTTGCAATGGGACGAAATCTCAGCTGCATTTACTTGGTCGGGCGTGTCGCCAACACTCGACTGGGCGCGTGCGACAATTATCACCTAAGAAGGAGACACAATGACAAACCCGACAAGCAATTTTGGCTGGCAAATGCCAACCTCGACGGATTTAGTAACAGACCTGCCAGCCGATTTTGAGGTATTTGGTCAAGCTGTTGACACTTCATTGGCTGACCTTAAAGGCGGCACAACAGGTCAAGTGCTATCTAAGGCAAGCAACACAAACATGGATTTCACTTGGGTCACGAGCGACGATGCCAACGCAATCCAAAACGCAATTGTGGACGCTAAGGGCGATCTGATCGCAGCAACCGCAGCTGACACACCTGCGCGATTAGCAATTGGTGCAAACAACGCTTTCCTAAAAGCAGACTCAACCGCTGCAACAGGTATGGTTTGGGACAATTCAGCATGGACAAGTTACACACCAGCAACTAGCAACTTAACAATTGGTAACGGAACATTGACGGGTTTCTTTAAACAAATTGGAAAAACAACATTTTTTAGAGCAAGTTTCATATTGGGTTCAACTTCTGCAATTTCAAATGATGCTGCAATTGGAGGACCAGCAGCAGCCGCAAGCGGTGCTGGATTAGGAAGTGCTTATTTTGTAGACGTTTCAACATCAAATCAATATGTAGGTTGGTATGCTGGTGGTGTTCCGCGTTATCAAAGCACATTTGGAACTTTAACAGCAACAAACCCATTTACTTGGGCAACAGGTGATTCGATCGTTATATGGGGAAGCTATGAGGCAGCATAATGTTTAGATATTGGACAATAGACGAAGACAAAGAAACAATTCCAACCGAGTGGGTTTTGGAACGTTTGCGTTTGCAGCGCGACGAATTGTTGAAGGCAAGCGACTGGACACAGGTTGCAGATGCGGTTTGTGACAAAGCAGCGTGGGCAACTTATCGCCAAGCATTGCGTGATTTACCGTCAAGCGTTACAGACCCACGCGACGCGGAATTTCCAACTGCGCCATGACTTATCCTGAAGGCACAAATGCGAGGTTAATTGAAGTCGCAGCTGCGGAAATCGGCACAATTGAGGAAGGCGACAACCTTACAAAGTACGGGAAATTTACAAAAGCAGACGGTTTGCCGTGGTGCGGTTCATTTGTCAATTGGTGTGCAAATAAAGCTGGCGTCAAAATTCACAGCGTTGTTGGCACAGCTGTTGGGGCACATAAATTTAAGGAAATGCAACGCTGGTCAACTATGCCGCAGCTTGGCTATTTGGCTTTCATGGACTTTCCACATGACGGCGTTGATCGCATTTCACACATTGGCATTGTTGTCGGACTCATTGACACAAAGACATGTTTGACCATTGAAGGCAATACGTCTGGGACAGGCGATCAACGCAATGGTGGCATGGTTATGGTCAAGGTCAGATCGTACGGAGAGGGCAAGGAGATCGTCGGTTTTGGCATACCTAAATTTGTGCCATACAAGGGCGAATTTCCACAGGTAGATGCACCAGCTGCAAAAGCAGCCGCAGTCAAAAAGGAGAGCAAAAAATGGAACAAGCAAAAGCCGTAGCAGCCTCATGGGCGCGCTCATTTCTGGCAGCTGCACTTGCCTTATACATGGCAGGCGTGACTGACCCAAAGACATTGGCAATGGCAGGGGCAGCAGCTGTTGCACCAGTGATCTTGCGGTGGCTTAATCCAAATGACAAAAGTTTTGGCAACTTGGGGAAGTAGCCAGAAACTTGCGGCGGCAGGGTTGGTTTGGGCACTTGCACTAATCCTGTCCGCTTGCGGGTATCAAGGCTGGACGCGCTATGAGTGTCAAGAATTCGACAACTGGTCAAAAGCGGAGTGTCAGAAACCGCAATGCCTCCCAACTGGAACATGCACTGACGACCTACTTGGCATTGACCCGTGATAAGCCAGCACGACGCAAATCACCAGAGGAAGTACACGCGCAGCTAATCTTGATTATTGGGGCGACACTAGCTGCGGTGTTTTTGGTTGTAACCGTTGGCATTACGTATGCACTGATCTTTGTTACACAGCCAATTGGGGCACAAGCACCTAATGACGCTGCATTTATTGACTTGCTTAAAACACTTGCGATCTTTCTTACAGGTTCGCTAGGCGGTGTGCTGGCTGGCAATGGACTCAAATCCAAGCCAAAGCCACAGGACACGCCGACAAACACGCAAGGTTCTTGACCGCGCGCCGATCATGCGTCACCCTGAGTTCAGGTGGTAACACTTATCGCCTAGAAATCGGGAGAATTCTAAATGGTACTTGATCTATTAGACCCAGAGACTTTGGGTCGTTTGGTTGGCGTAATCTTTCTTATGGTGCTTGGCGGTGCAGCTGGTTATGCCAAAGGCTTTAAGGAAGGCAAGCGCGAAGGCATGGCACGTCGTAAGGCAATTAGCCGTCACATCTCAAACAAGGTGGCTGACTAATGGCATTTCTTGATAACTACGAGGGCAACAAAGAGCGCACAGATCGCTGGAATTTAACGTACCCAGAGGGTCGTTTGCAGGCACACATTGTCGAGTTCAATGCTGAGAAAGGCTACATACTCGTACAGGCTAAAGCTTGGCGCAATCAGTCAGAGATCGAGCCAGCAGGCATTGATTACGCATACGGCTTTATTGCAGCTTACAACCCAAACATGAAACGCTGGTTTGTCGAGGACACTACGACCTCAGCTTTGATGCGCGTCATGGCGTTGGTCATGGGCGGGACAGAAAAGGCAACTCGCGAAACAATGGAACAGGTCGAGAAGCTATCAACAAAGGTTGCCACAGCTGATGTCAAGGCTGATTATGACTATTGGACAACAAAGCACGGCGACGTGCCTAGTTACGCCACAGCAGGAGAAGCTGAGCAATCTGGCATACCGTCGCTGGGTTCATCAATTGACGAGATCGCAAACCAATTGGGCGGTCAACTGGTCGAGGAAAAGCCACGTTGCGAACACGGCACACGCGTCTGGAAAACAGGCGAGTCAGCCAAAACTGGTAAAGCTTGGGGCGGGTATTTCTGCACTGAGAAAGCCAAAGCAAATCAGTGTGAGCCTGTTTGGTATCAGCTAGGCAGCACAGGTCAGTGGGTTGTGAGGTTGCCATGAGTGACTACATGGAAATGATCGACGTCAAAACAATGATGTGCAAGCTGCTTTGCAATGGTGAAGTAGTCGCCGAGTACAAAGTAGAGCAGTGTGACAAATGCTCACAGATTACAAAGCTTGACTCATTTGGCTACCAAAAAGGCTATGACGCACGCGAGAAGGTCATTTGGTTTTGCGGTGGTTGCCGTTGAAAATAAAACTCACAGCAAATGAAATGTGTGTGTGCATGGTTGCAGCTGTCAAGATTACTAGCGACAAAGGCGACTTGCTAGAGTCAAAAGGTCATTACAACGAAACATCATTTATGACCTATTTGGCAGAATTAGCCGAGTCAATTGGTAGTGAGTGGGCAGTAGCCAAATACTTTGGTTTGCCGTTTGACCCATTTGAGGACAAAGGCAAGGTCAAGGCTGATGTTGGCGCAGCTATTGAGGTGCGCTGGACAAAGTATGAGCTGGGTCAGTTGATCGTCTATGAGTACGACAGACCAAATGACATTGCCGTGCTAGTAACAGGCACAGCACCCAATTACTACATAGCAGGCTGGATACCAGTCACAATGGCACAGAAGCCGCGATACCGACACAGCAAGCAACCGACTTGGTGGGTCACACAAATTAACCTGCAACCTATTGAGAATTTGAGGAAATCCAATTATGGAACAAGTGCAATTTGAGTGCCGCATTTGTAAAAAGGTGACACGGCAGCTCGTACATAAGATCACAGACAACCTGCCAAAAGGCGTCGAGGTTATTCAATGCACCAAGTGCGAGGTTATGGGTGTTGCCCAGATAGGAGGCACAGATGCCGACGTATGAGTACAAATGTGTAGCGTGCAACATCAGCTATGAAGTGACAGAGAAGTACGCAGAGCACACAACACCGTATTGTTGCGGCTTTATGATGAGTCAGGTTTATGGTGCACCAGCGATAGTGTTTAAGGGTAACGGTTGGGCGGGTAAGTCATGAAGTTATCCACAGACGTTATCCACAGGCTGTGCGCAACGCCCAACAGCACGCTCAATAACCTGTTAACCTTGACAGGCTTGGTACGCTGGTTTCGCTTGAAGCGAGCCGCTGAGGCGGGTAGCTCGCAAGGGCGCAATCGGCTAATGGGCAAGGTCTATGCCATTGCGGCATTGCTTTCAATAACGACAACACTAGAAGCAAATGCAGCTAACTATTCAATAGATCACTTAAAGCTTTATGCACATAGCAGAATTCTTGATTACAAAGAGTTCCAATGTTTCAATAAGATTATTACCAAAGAGAGTCGTTGGTCGTATCGCGCTCGCAATGGAAGTCACTATGGTCTAGGACAAATGAGGTCTAAGCACTATCGTGACCTCGACCCATTTAGACAGATAGATGCCACAATCAAGTACATAACAAACCGTTATCAAACGCCATGCAAAGCGTGGGCATTTCATCAAGAGAGGAACTACTACTGATGAGCAGTGCATTGCAGGGTAATGGCAGCACAACCAAGTGGCGCAAGATAAGGCTACGCATTTTGCAACGTGACGGTTATGTTTGTCAGATGTGTGGTGTGGAGGAGGCAAACAGCGTCGATCACATAGTGCCAAGAGCTGCTGGTGGCAGTGATGAGGAGTGGAATTTGCAAACGTTATGCACTAGCTGCAATTCAAGCAAGGGAGGGCGTTTTTTTAGTGTCATTAGGTTTGCCCACTGGCTTGTGTTTGCCAAGATGTTTGTTGCAAAGCCTTGTGTGTTT